GTAAACGTCCGCTGCAAAAAAACCCCTTCTGAGCGCGAACCTTTCGCACTATTACATGGCTTACAACTAGCAACGCAATTCTCTGCGTTCATGGCCATGTCTGGTGCCTTCTTAACTGGCACTACATGATCCACAGTTGTAGCAACTTGACCACAGTAGTGGCAGGTATATCCATCCCTAGCCAATATGGTTAAGCGCAAGGCGCGCCATTGTCTGCTATCTCTTGGATCCTTTGGCATTACTGCCATCCTTTACGCTTTAAGTGTTGAAGTGCTAAACAATAATTAGGTTCATCATACTGTGTAACACCATAACGATTAGCTGTGTAATACCAATACCACCAGAACTGATAATCCGCCGGTGCGCCCTTAAGGCTTACAGACTTACCTTGATAGTAGCCATAGTGTGAACCATTAACTGCTAATCGATCCCATCTACTCTCTCGATAGATGATCTCGTTATGGCATTTATATTGCTTATCTGTTAATTGGTAATCAGCTAGTGATTTAACGCTTTTAGTTGGCACTATTGAAGCTTCTAATCTAGGCATAAGTGCCATAGATAGACCTATCCCAATAACGGTCGCTACCGAGCGAACTAGCCGCAAGCGGTTCGCTCTGAAGCCCTCGAAGGCTTCTAGCCGTAAGTGTACCGCCTTAGTCAAATCCATTAACATAAGTCCTGCTCAGCGCGGCGTGTCTCAACGGTTGTCTGTAGAATAGAAACCTGATCCTTTAAACTGGATACCAAAACTGCTATAAATTTTACGCATAGGCTCGTGGCAAAATCCGCATTCAACATCGTGTGGTTCATTGATCTTTAACTCCTTCTCATAGCGAAGGTTGGCCTCGCATTGATCATTCGTGCATTCGAACTCATAGATGGGCATTATTTCTCGACCCCATGAATTGACTCCAAGTGACTCAACATCATCCGGCTAACTTCTTTCTGGCCAAGGAAGCCATAAGCAGCTAATAGTGAATAGCCGCAGAAGCAAGTATGTAAAGCCTCTGGTAGTTCATTTCGTTCATCGCCTGCTTTAGGCATTTACTGATCCTCTCGACAGAACTGGCATCTCTCGCCAAGTGCATAAACTCCACAGTCTAAGCATCGACTTATATCTGAGTCTTTAACTTCGTCCTTGCGGTTTTTATATCCCGCAGCTTCGAGTAACTCCACCAGATCGCCAAGGCGTAACATGGCCACATAATTTTCAGCCTGTTCACCTTGCCCATTAAGCCGAAAGCAAGCGAACCCCAATAAGCCGCTCTTGGCTGTCCTAGTTTCGATCTGGCGGAGTGTTCCCGAGACATCGAGTCCGGTGCGCGCTTTAACCTCGCAGTCGAACGGGACATTGAGAATGTCGCGCCCCGAACCTCGACCTACTGAAGCGCCGTCCCACCAGCGTTTCAGATATTCTGCGACTACTCGCTCCGTGCGAAAGCCGCGGTGTTTCCTACTTTGCGACATTAGTCTCTAGCGTTACTGCATGGCAGTCTGGACATGACCAAGTAAATCCAGCGGTTAACGATCCGCCGGTAATAACGATCTCTGAGACATCGAACTCACGGTTGCATAAGCAGCATCGAGTGGTTATCCCTGAAGCCTTGATGGTCTCTCGAATTGTTTTATAGTGCTCAATAACATCGACATCTGGGAATGACTCCCATTCGCCGTCTTGGTTCATGAATTGCAAGCTGCTCATTGACCTTCACGCGGCTTCCAAGTTCCGTCTGGCGCCAAGTTGTACCAGATAACATCTTTACAGGCGAAGCAGTTAAAGTTAGCCCAAGGCTTGTTGGTTTTTGCGCTTACACCAGTTCGCCAAGCCATAGGCTTATGGTCATGGCAGTTACGACATAACGGAATGTCTTTATCTATCTTGACTCCACCCAATACTTCTTTGACCAGATCAACCGCTTCACTAGCTGTTGGCGCTTCGCTTACCGCTTTGGTTGACCAAGGATCATCCTCGACCGGCATCGTAATCTTGTCTGCTAACTTCTCTGCGAAAGGCTTTAGTTCAGCTGCTTTGACTTTAGACATCTCTTCGCGGCTAGGGCGTTTGCCTTTTGTAACATAGCCCGCGTTAGCCAAAGCCCGCCCGATCGCACTCGTTTCGCAGTTCTCAAGCGCCGAAGTAGAATTAACTCCTCGCGTTGAGACGGTTTCTTCCGCGTATCCAGTTGTCCAAGCCTGTGCATCCACTTCAGTTCGATAAACAGCAGCTTTAACAATAAATCGCTGAAGCGTTGACTCAACCAAAGTAGTATCAATTCGACCATCTGGGTGTTCCTTCCAAAACTTCGCTAGGCGTTCTTCAACTGTCTCGTAATCTTCAAGATTAAACATAAAGATCATTCTCCTCTGTGTGAAGTTGTCCGGCAATAGCCACATAAGCCGCTAGATCAACATAAGTATCTGTCTTGGCCGTCTCCATCGATCGGGCTACTTTGACGAGTGCCATACACATCGCAACTTGGTAATCTGTAACTGGCATCTCCAGATAACTTGACCAGAGAGCTGCTGTTCTCGCCATATTATCTGACGGATGACCGTAATCGAGACCACGATCTTGGATCGTTGCTCTGGCTTCGTTGAGATAGTCTCGAGCATTCATCGGCCGACCTGCTCAAATTGACGGTGCATCTTACGAGCTGCGATGCGACCTTTAATCTTGCCATGCTCAAAGCCCTTGCCATAACCAAAGCCATAACCGATCAAAACTCCTACGGCTATCGATACGATAATTGCTATGTCTGCGTTCATTTTACTGCCCTTCTACTGCGCCCTTCGCAGCTTCTTGGCATAAGTGTTGCATAAATATCAGACGATTTTGCGGTCATTTAGATAACGGTATGGTAACAATTCCATCTCATCCATAGCGGTATCGATCGTCCGTTTTATGTCGTTATCGAGATCGTCCATAACGACGGCCATGAACCACGAAGGTTCCATCCTTTTCTAGGTTAACCAAGGTTACTTGGGTGTCTTCAACGATGATAAAAGCCTGCTGCCAGTTCATAGTTCCCTTTGTGTAGCCAGCCTTGCGTACATCCATAAGATGACCACCCTCAACCCCACGCAGAATACGGCCTATTTTGCCCCCAGATGCCTCTGTAAAGGCCGATGAGCCTGCTCGGTGAGTGTGACCACAGACCACGCTTAAACCATGCCTACGAGCCGCTCCAAGGGCTGTAAGACCCGCATTAGGGTTTATGCCTTGCTCGTCACCATGGACGGCCACCCAGCCCTTAGCAAAGGCGTAGGGCTTCTTGTGGTAGGTGATCCCAAGTTCATCAAGCTGCATAAAGCGTTCAAAGCGTAATTCTGGCAAAGCCAAGAATGCCGGTATCTTTTTCATGATTACATTGTAAAGTCGATCCGTGTGGTTGCTTCGGATCATGTGTGCTTCTTTGGCATGCTCGACCAGCGACCAAAGAACTTCAACCGCTTGGTCTCGATCGTCAGCTAGTGTCTGCTCGTACCAGCCTGCTGTGCCTTCAGTCCATCGGCTGATCTGTGGGAGATCAATTTCATCTCCGAGTGTAAGAACGCTATCTGGGCGGTATGCCTTAATAAAACCTGCAACATTGCGTACAGCAACTTCATCGTGATATGGAACCTGTAAGTCTGGAACGATTACAGTTCTTTTCATGCTTAATCCTCGTCATCATCTTCATAGGGGATGCGGTTGGGAAGGTCTGGCAACCAATTAGGGGTAGGCAGGATCGTGGCTGGATAAGTCAAAGGCTCCAGCAATAAGGCCAGAGCAATCTCTTCAGTAAAGCCAGCCTTTTTGAGGCTTTTCCAGTATTCATTCAACCCGATGCAATAGGACTCAAGCATCGAATAATCTTCGAGATCGATGATCCGTTTTCTTGGCATGGTATTAGTGTGACTTGCCTAATATCTCAAGAATAGTATCGACACGCGCTTCGAGGCGATTAACTTGATCTTTTAGCGATGACCCACTATTGGGCTTTAACTCCTGCAAGTAGTGTTTGATCAAGAACTGAAGCATCGCAGTAACACCACCCAGCACCGTCACGATCGCTACTGCAAGTGCAGCGTAATCTTGCGGACTCATAAGATGGTTGTGAGGACATATAAAGTCGCTGAAGTTTGAGCCACCGCCCAAAGTTCCTCATTGGTGGTTAGAGTGATCGTGATCAACTGTCCATTATCGATTTTGTATCCGGTCGAAGTTGTAACTCCAGAGCCATCTAAATAAGCAGATCCAGCCGCGCAGTGAATGTGAACTTCTTGTGGCGCTCCGTTGGTCTTTGCCAGCATTACTGGCGTTGAGGTTACTAATACTTGGGCGCTACTTGGCATCGTCCACCGCATCTACTCCAGCTTCGATCGCATCAACGATTACATCCTTAACGGCTTTCTTGGCACGGTAAGACTTGATCGCTTGACGGATCGCAGGGATAGCGGCGATTGCTAATAACGCGTAGATCATTTGGTTCATTTGGCTCCTAGTAACGGGATATTAAAGAACGAACTATCTTCATCGCCCTTGCTAGTAAAAGATATGTGTATATGGTGATTGTGCTTATTGATGCCCGAATACGGTCTCCAGCGCCAAGCACTCTTACCGCTTGCAATCTTGCCGTCGAAGATGAGATATGCAATTCGCTTATCAGTCTTGGCCAAGATACGAAGTTGATCTGCCACATCAGGCATGATGTCTGGCTTTGGCTTGCCGGATAGATCGCGGTCAACATCGATGGCACGAACCCAACCCTGCTCATCTGGATTATGGTCAGACTTACGAGCTGAGTGCCGACTATCACCGATCCAGCCGTCCGAGGTACGGTCACGATCGCCGAAGCAGTCATCGAACTGTTCACGGAGTTGTTGTCCAGCCTTGCATAACTTGGGTTTCATCCCAGTAGTAAAGCAGCTTCTTCTTCAGTGATACCTAAACGATCAAGTAAAGTTGCTTTTCGAGTATTTTTTTCAGTTTCCACGAGTACTGCTTGCTTTTGCAGTTCTTCAATATTTTTAATTTCAGCGGTGGTCATACTGCGTTCAGTAATTTCGCCAGTTTCGACATTATGTTCAATAATTATCATTATTTGACTCCGTATAGTGTGTATGTACCGCTAGTAAAGTTTCCTGATGTTGGGAAAAGTTGAATACTGCTAATTGCCGTAATTTGATTATAGATAGAGTTCCAAAAAGTCGTATTTGCACTTGTAGTAGTCGTATTGTTATTGCTGTAACCTTCGATATTTATATACTTCCAAGTCGTCGTGTTTGTGTAATTTGGTACACGGCATACAAGAAGACCTTGAGCAACGCTGTTGCTACTTCCTTGGGATATTCTTGCGGAAGTTCCAGTAAAAGTTACTGTACCTTGAGTCAACACTTCAGTTGCATAGCGTGTTCCACTGTCTGAGTTAAAGGTGGCTTGAAGACTTGTATTAGCTGTTGCTGGAAGGAAGTTTCTGATTACTAAAACTAGATCGTTGTAGGAAGATGAAATACTGGTCAGCGATACTGAAGCGCCAGAAAGAGAACCCGTTGCCAGCGAAGTCATGCCGCCGCCTGTTGCCCAAGAAACACCCACGGCAGCCGTTGAATCAGCAGTCAAAACTTGACCATTTGTACCAACGGCAACTCGAGCGTTGGTAGTGGAATAACCATATAGATCACCCTTGGTGGTTAAAGGTGAAGATCCGGTATCTACTGGAGTCCATGCTGAGCCTGTGTAATACTCCATTGAGTTAGTGCCTTTTAGAAAGGACACCATGCCCTGCTGAGGGCTGGTAATAGCCGTTGTTCTAGCTGCCGCATCAGCAAAGACCATAACGGTTTGGCTCATTAAATAGCCATTTGTGTCTGCTGCGGTAAGAATATCGCCAGTTGCGAAAGTCTTAAAGCCTTGTCCTGCTGCCATTGTTTCTCCTAATAAGCCAATACTGAGGTACCGATTATACCTTGTACGGCGCTGTTTAAGGTGAACCCATCAACGATAGGCTCAAGGGTTGTAACTGTGACCATCATCTTATTCGGGTTAATATCCCAAGCAAGGCCTTGGCACTGAAGTGTTTTAACGATCGTAGATCCATCTGGCTGGACATTGGTAATTTTAAGGTTTGAGAAATAATCAAGATTTAGCATGGTGGTAGTTGGAACCGCTGGATCTTGCAGATCCACGGTCATGGCATCGATGCGGATGGTTGTCTCTTGGCGGGTGGCAACATAGATCGAAGCGATATTCAAGGCATCAGTATCGGTCTGGCAGACTAGATCCGTTTGGTTGCTTTGATGAGGGAAATACTTAGTCACTGACGCAGAGTTTTGATAAGACTGCTTGGTTCCACCATAACGAGTCATGTCGGCCACATTGACGATCAACTTATCATCAAAGGCAAACACCAGATTGCGATATGGGATGCCACCAGTTTGATTAAACTGGATTGGAGTATCGTCATAAGCCTTGATTACTTCGCTCCGAGATTTAAATACGGCTGTGCCGTTGCCATCGATGTAAAAGGCTCCCTGCTCAGAAAACTCGGCATTTTTTAAAGCGTTAAGAGCTGAGCGAGTAGTCGCAGGATCGGCTATACAGGTAGTTGAACCTGTTGAAATCTGTCTCATATTTGAAGGCCATTGAACTTGATCGAGGATCTTGCCGATGCGAGTGCCGGTATCTTGGCCTGCGGTTGCCCCTGTGACCGTGGAAATCGAAGCCATATTCATTAGACGAAATGCGTCGCTGCATTCAATATCGACATAACCTGTGTCTTGGTTAGTTGGATAGGTATAGATGTAATTGGTCGTGTAACCGCTAAAAAGAAAATAACCCTGACCGCTGGTTGTAGCGGATACTCGGATTTTACGAAGAGGCGTTAAATAACCATAATACGGTGAAGATGTATTTTGAGGATTAAAATAAGATTTTGGATCATTGACGCGAATTGTTGCGGTTCCCGCTTCATAAGTGTCCCGCATAACATTTCGACCGCGACGGATCGATATATTCATTACATCTGGAGTTAAGTCAACAACTTTATTAGTAGTGGATGAACCAAGGGTTCCAGTACCAATAAGACCGTACTTTTCATCCCCTAGTGTTAGCGCGTATCCAAAAGTCGCTCCGTTTGAAAAGTCAAAACTGACGGCTATTTGAGCAGGTAAGGTCATGGCGCGAAAGTACCAAGTGAGCGTTCAAGGGTTGAAATCTTGCCAGATAGTGAATTGTTAAGCAGACCGTCACGAACGGCTGAGACTAGATCGTCTTGCGCTACCACGCTGCCCTGAACGGTCACATTGACGATTGGATTACCCATAGCAGCTTGACCCATGGCGCTATAACGCAAGGTGTCGCCGATGGCTCCAGCAGTCATTCCAGACATTACTGAAGCGTTGTAGATATCCTGAAGGACATTTGTGCCGGTGGCTGCCATCGATGGCGCTGCTGCTTGGGCTTGGACTGAGATATTTGGTGGAGTATATGAAGCAATATCCTTGGCTAATTGCGCAGCATCTTTAAGACTTTGTAACCATGCACCGAATGGGTTTTTGGCATCTGGCAGGGATGTGTAATAAGCAACCAGATCAGCAGTAAGACCTTGAGCCTTTGCGACTTCACCAGCTAGTTTAGAAGCCTCGGCGGTATTTCCCTGAAGAATAGCAAGTTGTAATTCAGCGCGTTTGCGATCTTCTTCGCTTAGTTTGCCTTTGAGCGCTGCAACCAATTGGATCTGATCTAATTCAAAAAGACCGTTAGCCTTTTGGAGTGCTGTTTGTTCTTTGATTGCGGCTGTTTGTTTTTTAGTAAGAGCTGCTAATTCTTTGGCGCGCTTAGCCGCTGCCGCTTCAGCTGCTGCCATTTGCTTTGATTTGACGGCAGTTCCCGCTGGTGAAGCAGATCGAGCAGAATGCTTGAGGATCTGTAAGCGTTGGGCTTCTTTGGCGCGCATCTTGGTATCGTATTGAACCAATTTGCCTTCAGAACCAAAGACTCCGCCAAGTGTACTGATTGAGTCAAAGACTTTATATAACTTAGATACTAGGCCGATAGCGGTGGCCGCTACATTCACAACCGCGTTGATGGCCTTGGCGATATTGTTAATATTGTTGATTGCATCTTGAGTAGTTGAACCGCCGCCTAACTTGGCGAAAGCATCGACTAGACCCTTACCGATGGTTTCTTGCGCTGTTTGGCTAGCAACACTTAGGGCTTCAAGTTTGTAAGTTGTGGTTGATAGATACGCATTTGCTGAGTCTGAGGATTGAGTGAGCAGGATATTAAGAACTTCAGAGAATGACTTAGTCTTGAGTTCTGCTTGGCTCAGCCCTGTGTTGTACTTCTTAAGGCCTTTAGTAATACCTACATAACCGTTCGCAAGATCCTGCGCGACGGTGGCTAATTCGACTCCCTTGCCGCGGCTGATTGTGATCGCATCGCTGAGCAGCTTCTGAGACTTGGTAAGTGATCCAGTTGTGGTGAGTAAGGCTTGGAATGCCGGACGAAGTACATCGTCTGCAATAGCAGCCGTCTTCTCAAGTTCATTTATGTACTCGGTGATCTGTGGATTGGCGAAAGATATGCCAAGATTGTTGACCGCATTAGATAGGCGCAGGGCTGCTGCTTCATCGGCTGCGTAGGCCTTGACTGCGCTAAATCCTGAACGGACTAGGCGCTGGGCGCTATAAAGCCCGACGAAAGACTTTGTAAGGGTATTAACATTCTGGCTTAACTTGCTGGTGGCAACTTCAGCTTGTTTGAATGCTTTGGCTCCAGTAAATACCGAAGCAATATCAACTCTTAAGGCTGGCTCTGCCATTAGTTAACACCTACCGCATTCTTAAACTTAGCTGCTGAGTTCTCGATCGCCTTAACTACTGCGACAGTCACTTTGCCGTTGTCTTGAGCAAAAGCCTTGAATATAACGCGGCCAGTTTTCTTATGACCTGCTCGACCGACCATGCCTTTCGGTCTGGCATTTACCAATTCGCCGAGTTCATTTGCTCGAGCGATAAATTGTTTTCCAGCGTTTGGATTCAAAGACTTATTAAAGCCATGGCCTTCTTCGTGATAGGAAGCATGAGTAAATTTGCTAGGTTTAAATACAGGTTGACCATTTGGGTTCTTGCGGCCAGCAGTTTCGAAAATTGCTCCACCGGCGGAAGTGTTGACTATACGAGCCAAAGACACAAAGCCTTTACGGTTTGGTCGTGAAGGACTAGCTGAGTATTTAACTCCGCGTTTAGCGGTTGCTTGATCATATTTAGGGAACGGACGATAATTGATCGTCTCGCCCGATGAAAGACTTTTAGTCCAACCAGATAAAACTTGGCTATTAGATGGCATGAAGCCTCGAGCCTTATTGGTAATTGGGCGCAAGGCCAAAGCCATTTCATGCGTAGTTTCTTTGGCTAGATCAGGAGTGAACTTACGAAGAGCCTTGCGAAGTTTATCGGCGCCTTGAATGCTTACTGGCATTTTTGATCTCCTTCGCTCTGTCCTGAAGAACGAGAACCATCGCTTTAAGCATTCTCGTATCTAGTTCAATTAAATTTTGTGGCGAGATACCAGTTTCGATCGCTAGTGAGGCGATGAAATAGGTGAAGGTATCTCGCGCTAGGCCAAAGGGTCGGACTCAAGTACCTCAACGCTTTTCAGCGTTGCGATAAAGTCCTCACCAAAGGGCTTAACGGTTTCACCCGACCGACGTACTGCTTCCCACACCAGCCAATAAACATCTGACTGCTTTTGATCTTCGATCATGGCTTTGTGGAAGCCTTTATTGCGACTCTGCTCGAAGGCGTACTCGATTACCGGAGTGATCTCGTACTCGTTGACGGTTCCGTCTGCCCTTACGACTTTGAGTTTTGCCATTTGTAGCCCCTTTGTTTGGTTTTTAGAATGTACCTGAAGTTGTTACTGCAATAGTACCTGAGACATTCCAAGTTACATCCTGAGTTGATAGATCCCCAGTTGCGCCGTTGATGTCTGTTGTACCGTTAACTAGGCAAGTCATTGTGTAGAGAGGGTTAGTCGCTGAGACTGCTGTTCCCTTGTTCTGGAGAAGAACTACGGTCACATTTGTACCCCATGCAGCTTGCAAAGTTGCTAGTACTGATGCTGTTGCTGTGTCGTTTAAGAATGAAAGTGTTACTGATGAGGCTTCAAGTCCCTTGATGAACTTATGGCCTGAGTCACCCATCGCTGTTACTTCGAGTTCATCGAAGTTGCGGTTAAGAGTGATGCTGTTTACATGGTCTGAAAGATCGACTGTGTTAACCTTAACGCCGACCCCATTGTTTAGAAATACTGCCATTTAGGTTATTCCTCGTCTTTCTTAGTAGATGGTTTTGTGGCTGCTGGAGCGATCTGACCAACCTTGATCAGGAACGCTTCTTGTTCTTTTTCCCATTCATTCATGGTCTTTAACTCCAACTCGTAATTAAACTGATCTGCATCTCGCATGAGAGCAGGTCTCCCGATGCCACAGAGAGAACCTGTGGAGCGGAAATATCGCCTACATTGTAAGAGATCGTGTCGTTCTCGGTTGCGGCATATAGCGCATTGAACATGGTCACGACAGCTTCTTCGATGCCTTGTAGGTTGCCGGCATTATCGAAGAGTGGAACGGTAATCATTAATTTGAAATTAGCAGTCGGCCCAACGGTAGCCCAAGAGTCATTCGATGGAGTTAGGTAAGGATCATCGGGAATGATGATGACTGAATTAGCCTGAATAGTTGCAGGCGGATAGGCAAAAACTTGGTAAGTCGTGTTGGCTGTGAGTGCTGTCGCTAGTGTCTGGCGCAGCGTGGAAACTGCTGGCGTAGTCATTAGCCAACCATCGCCCGAGGGTTCATATAAGGCGCGATCAAGCCGCGAACCTTAGCGAGCATAGTATTGCCGAGGCGGTAAGGAGAAGGAGTAACGCCATCGACTGATACTCCACCAGATGAAGGAGCCTGACGAGCCTGCCAGATATCGACTGCGAGCATTAACGCAGCTTGATTAATTGCTGGAGTGTTCGCATAAGTTGTGCCTTTGGTATCGACACCAGATGCGGTTCCGTATGGAACGATCAACTGATAATTCTGATCTGACTGGTTGGTGCTCCATTGGATTAAAGAATATCCGCGTGGAAATGAAGAATAGTTATATGGAAAATAATAAGTGAAGAATGGGAAAGTTCCTGAGCCTTGGCTCCAAGGATAAGTCGCTGTAACGGTCTGAGTGCCGTTGAACTTGGCTCCGCAGTTTGAAATTGTGACTGACTGGCCAGCGGTGAAATCAACCGGTGCAGACAGTACGACGGTAGCAATACCGCTTTGAACAGTTCCGCCGATTACTGGGATTTGGTTGAACCAAAGGTATTGGTTGAGAATGTCTTGCGAAGTTTGGCAAGCAGACTCAAGATCAGCATCGGAATATAGGGTGCCGACACCGAGGACAGATCGAAGCTGTGCAACGGTTACATAAGTGGCGGCCATGATATTCCTTTCTAAAGACTGGCGGCCTAGAAGGGCGCTAGGCCGCCAGCGTACTTAGTTACCTGTTTTTATTAGGTTAGGTTGAAGCGACGAACACCAGCAGGGATAAGAACCTTGCCTGCGCCGTAGCCGTAGATCGCTGTCTGTACAGACATTGAGTTAACAACATTCACTGAGAAGAATGCTGATGGTGACTCCCACCAGTAAACAGTCTCTGGTGCGATGATGAATGCAGACTCGTCAACAAGACCAGCAGTAACATTCTTATCAACATAGAGATCAAGTCCGAGGACATTTCCCTTGATAGAAGTTGGAGCAGCTTGTCCGCCAGCGTTCATTGGCTGAATAGCGTTGTAAATTGGACGGCCAGTTGTATCAGTTGCACCGATAAGTGTTGACCACCAGTTTGTGTTCGCTACGAGGTTTTGTGCGAAGTATGAAGATCCTGCGTATGCTGCTGGTGCTTCAGTTGAGATGTAGGAGATCAAGCCAGCAGATGTAGCCGCTGTTGTTGCTGCCTGTGTACCTTGTGCAGTCAAGATCGCGATAAGTGCTGCGTCTGTTGCCTGAAGGTATGCGCGTTCAAGTTGGATAGCCAACTGATCGAAGAAAATAGGATCTGAGCGTTCCATCAATTCAAGGCTGATAGTTTGCTGTCCTGCGTACTTGTTGATCGATACTGACTGGTAAGCAGAAGTCATACCGGTATCTGATGGAGCTGCTGACTCAGCAGTTGAAGCAACTGTTGGAGCAACTGATGATCCGCCACCTGCTGAAGTAACAAGTGATGGGATATTAATTGTTAGACCTGAAGCAGGAAGTGTTCCGCGGCTAACTGCATCGATCGCTGGGCGGCCGAAGTTTGTGTTAGATACGAATTGTGAAAGATACTGAACAGGGTTGAACGCAGGGTTTGTAGACATTGAGTCTGCCGCTGCCTTAACGACTGCTGGATCTTCAGAAGCTGCTACCCACTCACGTGAAGTTGCATCTCCCATAGCTGCTTTGATCTTGTGCTCTGTGTACTTACCCATAGAAGTAATTCCATGGCGTACTGTTGTTACACCATCACCGTAAGCTGTTGAAGCCTTGATGATAGGGCGTGAGGCTTCCGCTGCGGGTGCTGCTGCTGCCTCAGTTGTTGCGGCTGGAGTCGTTTCGGACATCGGAGCCTCACTTTCTGTTTGAGTTTCGGTTTGTTCTAAAGCCTTCTCGATCTTTTGAGTTTCCTCAAGAACCTTGACTGCTTCAGAAATCTTTGCGATCTGCTCATCTTCGATCTGTTCGATCGTCATCTCAGCAGCATCATCTTCCATATCGCCCATTTGAGCCGCTACTTCAAGAACGCGAGCGGCTGCGAATGCTGGGCTTTCAACGAGAGAAACTTCTTTAAGAATGGCAGCGGTGACGATAAGTGTGCCGTCCTTGCGCTCCTTCGATGCGATAACTTCAACACCAACTGAAAGGCCGTCAATTAGTCCTTCAGATGCCATGAGCAAATAGTCTGTCGCTTTGCTTGCTGCGCTTAACTTGAACACGCCATCGATGCCGGTGGCTGTCTCGCTGAATGAACGAGCGCGGCCGATCGGATCGTTTGAATTGTGCTGAGCAAGTAACTTAATCTTTGAAGCGGCAGGGATCTGGATCGAACCGCGTTCGAAAATTACCTTGCCTACTGAGGTGTTTCCAATTTCACCAAAAGGAACGATCTGTCCAGCGATGATGCGGCGTTCGCCATCAGCCGCCGAAATAGCGTTACTGAAGGTTAGGTGCATCGGCTTCTGTGTTTCCATCAGGAGTTAGTCCTTCCATCATTTTTGCTTGGTTTAAATCTATTAGTTGTAGTTGTAGTAACTTCTCAGTAACCGCGAGGCGATCCTGTGGATTAGCGCGTAAGAATGTCTCATCCACGGCAAAACGCACGCATTGACCTCGTGGAGTTAAATCATCGAGGCTTAGACGATCTTCGATGGCGTTGATATAAGGAGCCAAGCAATAAGCGAAGAACTCTTTACGAGCGTCGAGAACATTCTGGTAAGTAGATGAACGGTTATGTTCGGCGTTGATCATGTGAGCTGGAACATTCATCGCGCGGGCGATCTGAGCCGCCATTTCTTCAACTGAGTCGTTGTAAGTCATTTCGGACGGTGAATATGAAGTCGGAACATATTCCAAAGTCGAAGTTAGGTACGCTGTCGAGCGGTTTTGGCGCGCTGTTTTCCAAGTATTGAGAAGTCCTTGGATCTGGTTATCCGGTAAATCCGCTCCTAAGTTGCGAAGGTATCCCGTAGGTTGTGGAGATGAAATACCTGTCTGCGCAGCTTGTTCGGCGGCTATTGCAGCGTTGATAAGGCGCTGTGAACGAACCAATAGGCCTTGATCAAAGGCTTGGAATGTAACTAGGGATCCAACGCCTGAGTCCGGAACTTTTGTACCGTTAACCATGTAGTAATCGACATCTTGAGTCATTGGATCAAGTTTTGTTGATACACGGTTATTTTGAACCCATGAGAAAGAAGCTGGGCGTCCGTCATCGGCGTAGACACTTTCCACACGCCAAAAAGCCTGCCCGTAGAAAACGAGGGCGTCAACGGTCCAAGCGATCGTTACTGATCGAGGAGCGCGGGCATCAGGTTGGCGAACCCATGTAGGCATCGCTAATTCTTCGCCGCTAGTCATCGAATACATCTCAAGCGGGATGCCAGCGATTACGCCCTTAATAAGGTTCAAGCATTGGTTGACGGCTGGAACTGAGACGGCTGCTTGGCGATCAATAGATGAACCCCAGTTATTCCAGCCGCCAAAGTTACCCATAGAGTAAGAGCTGCCGAATGGCGCATCATAGACCGCAGGATTAACCTGAGCGGTAATTTCTTTTTTCTTGCCAAGCCCAAAGATAGCCATAGGATGACTATTATACACTAGATATAGGTTAACCTTCGAAGATACGCGCTACCTGTTGTGGTTTCATTAACATTGATACAACCATGGCCAAAGCAATTGGCGCAGAAATATCACCAGCAGACTTTCGCTTTACGATGCGCCAAGCCGAGTCATTGACTTTAGCTGCGCAGTTATTCATCTGCTGAATTAGGTTCGCTTGGCCATTATGAACCACTCTTTTATTGACTAGGCCATCCAGTAGATCACCGCATGCCTGATAGAACTGCTGGCCAGAGATATCTTGAGTTATGCAGCCAGCATTGGAAAGTCGTTCAGCGATAGAAGCTGTGGCGTACTTATCGAAGCAGATTTGGCGCGGTTTATATTCATCCGCCCATGCTTTGATATCGGCAGCGATCTTGAGATCATCGACCGAGACTTGGCTTTCCCAAGTCTGCAAGATCCCGACACCAATTCGACCGTCGGGCAAGATTTGTCCGGCAACGAGTGAAGCATTGCGCCGAGAAGGAGAGACATCGAAGCCAAAGACCGTATAACCGCCGACAGGGATCTGAAGTTCGCTATTGCTAGTCTCTTCAAGAATGCCATGAGGCCAAGGGCTGCTAAGAGAGTCGATCCATTGGCAGAGCAATTCTGTTCGAGTATTTTCGATCGGTGAAGTCGCAACCGACTCTTCGAGAGCTTCGAGTGTGACCGTATATCCCAAAGCGGGGTTAGCCATAGCCCAAGCATTGTGATCATCGATCTTGCAGTATTGCGGAGCAGAGTATTCATAGAACCCGAATGACTTTGGCGGAAAGTCCAGAGCGCGTTCTCGCAGTTGATTAAGAACGGTGCTAAACGCATCACCAGCATTCGAGGTTAGAAAAGTGTGAGCATTAGGTCGAGCGCGAGTTACTGGCATCGCTGCTCGATAGCCTTCTTCAGACCATTCACGGACTTCATCGAGGAACAAAGCATCGGCAGTTCTACCGCGGGAGCCGTCTCGAGTAGCTGCTACAACATCTAATCGGCGGCCATCTTTCATCTCGATCGACTCAGTACCGTTTGCGTAGCGAATTGCCTTTACTAGCGCCATAAGGTTTTCGTTATGCTCAAATACGCTGGCTACCTGTCGGAATGTATCCAAAGCCATCGATCGATTAGATGAAGCGATGATTATGTTCTTACTATCCCACTTAAGCAGATGAGCCAAGATGACCATACGCGTTAGGTGGGTTTTACCGTTCTGACGAGCCACCAGTAGCAAGTTGGTCTTGCGGATCCACATGCCCTTCTTATCAACTCGCAACATGTCGCGGAGAACGAACTCTTGCCATGGTAATAACGGCATCTTAATTAAGTTCGCCAACTCAATTACATCATCGACTTTGGATTTGCCTTTGAGGTAAGGGCTGTGGAGCCGTGGTTCTGTTGCCCCTCGTAACACGCGTTTTCGAGCGGCCATTATCGGTTGCCTTCAGGCTTTGGTCGGTTCGTAAATGGACTGTCCGGTTCAATTCTGCTGCGCATCGGAGAGAGGAAGGACGA